AAACATATCACCGACATGGCCGCTGCGGCTTCCTTCAAGGGCCAGACGGCCCATGTGGTGATAAACTACCGCGGCAAGGTGAACCGCACCTTTGCCGTGCCCGCCAGCGCTGTGCTGGAGTACATGCAGAGCCAGACCCGCAAAAGTATCCCGTGGCAGTGGGCCGCCCTCCACGGCATTGAGGTGGAGCAGCACCTGCTGCGGGTTCACTGGCGGTATGACGTGGATGGGCTGCTGAAAAAATTGGAAGGAGATAAAACGAATGAGTCGTCCTCGTTATGATTGGTGGGCCTATGTCAAAGGAATGATTCGGCGTTATCCGAGCCTTTGTGCAGAGGAAAAAGCGTTACATGATATCAGCATATCCCCTGACTTGAGCGGACTTCCTCATGGAACTGGTAAACACTCCGATCCTGTGGCAAATGCAGCTATGCGCGAATTGCCTCCAATCAGCCGACATGAAATGGAAGCCGTTCAAAAAGCTCTTGAAGCAACTCAATGGTTGGACAATGGAAAAGATCGGTTGCAGATGATAAAAATGGTTTTCTGGGATAAAAAATATACAGTTGCAGGAGCCGCGCTAAAGTTGGGTTACAGTGAGCGTACAGTCGTTCAATGGCATGGAGATTTCATACGATTGACCGCTCGCAATTTCGGACTTATGTGAGATGAATTTTTTTCATGTATTGAAGTATCCTTCAACAGATGGTATTATGAATTCAAATAATTTGCTGAAAGGATGCTCATTATGGCTGGCTGGGATGATATTTTACGAGAATTAGGAGATACGCCATCTCAAACCGATATTGTTCGTCGCAAATATTTAAAAGCGCTTTCAAACTATACCGGCCGCAATACCATCGCATACTATTCTGCTTTTCTAACACGTTCTGTTGCTGGAACTGATATCAATGATTCCGATATGACTGGTTTTATGAACGCATTGAAAGGTATGGACTGTTCAAAGGGCCTCGATTTAATTTTGCATACCCCTGGTGGCTCTCCGGCAGCAGCAGAGGCTATTGTAAGTTATTTGCGCAGTAAATTTCATAATGATATCCGAGTTATCGTCCCACAAATCTCTATGTCTGCTGGTACTATGATTGCTTGCGCAGCAAAAGTAATTATCATGGGAAAGCAATCTAGTCTCGGTCCTATAGATCCGCAATTCAATGGAATTCCTGCATATAATATTAAAGCCGAATTTGAAGAAGCTAAGGCGGATTTGGCTGTTCACCCTGAAAACGCTCAATATTGGGCTATCAAATTACAACAGTACCCTGCAGCTTTCATGAAAACAGCGTTAGATGCAATTGAACTTTCTAGTAATCTGATAACAGTTTGGCTTGGAAGTTGTATGTACAATAGTTCTATCCCTGAAGAAAAGGCTATCGTTGAAAACATTGTTCAGCAGTTGAATGAGCATGACCGTTCTAAAACGCATGGCCGACATTTCAATATCGATTTTTGTCGTGATATCGGTCTGAAAATCGAAGAAATGGAGAAAGACAATCGTTTACAGGACAAGATATTGAGTGTTCATCACGCCTACTTGTTGTCACTTTCCAATTCTGATTCAATTAAAATTATCGAATGTCAAAATGGAAAGGCTGTAATCAACCATTCTAGAGCATAAAAGTTGAGTTTATATATTAGGAGGTTTTGTCCATGAGCACCGATTTGAATAAGCAAGTAGATGACCTATATAAAATTCTTCAAATAGTCGATACGTCTCGTCCGATTTCTAACAGCCTGCATATGGGTGTGCTTAACAATACTCTCCACAGTGAATTTTCTGCTCAAAAAAGTCCATCGGAGGGCATTTTATTATCAAACAGCGTAAAGGAAGTCAAATTTTTGCATTAAAAATCCTTTATTCTAAAATATAATATTATTATAGAAACTCGCAAGACATTCACTGGCCTTGCGAGTTTCTGTTTAGGCAGTCTCCGAAGTGCATCCTCCACAGGCATCATCGATTACTTCCTTACTCGACGGGATAGCTGCTTCTCACTGACTCTTCGCGGACTGCTTCTATTATGCCGCCTGAGCGCAATTTGGAGCGCGGCGCGTGTGTGTAGACACGGCTGGTTCGATTCCAAGGGCGGCTCCACAATGCCGTGCCCCGTCACGGCAAACGCCTGACGCATGGGCCGACATGCCCGCTCGTGGCTGTGTGCAGAGTGGTGGTTGACCTCCTTACCAGCCCGAGCAGACTCTGCACACAACGGAGGTCACAGAATCCGCAAGCCGGTTTGTGAAGTTTCCCGGCAGGATGTGCGTCAACCGCCAGCATGGAAACGTGCTGGCTTTTTTGATATTCCCAAGCCGTCCATCCGGGCGGCTTTTTGATTTTACGGCAAGAGAGGTGGTGAGGATGACCGACAAGCAGGATCGTTTCTGTGAAGAATATATGATCGACCTGAACGCCACTCAAGCGGCCATCCGCGCCGGATACAGCCCCAAAACCGCAAGAGAACAGGCACCCCGGCTGTTAGCAAATGTTAGCATTCAAAATCGCATTGCCCAGCTGCAGGCTGAGCAGAGCCGCCGGACCGGTGTATCTGCTGATCGTGTCGTTCGAGAGCTTGCCAAGATTGCATTTGCCAACGCCAGCGACCTGATCGACCCGGAGACTGCTTCTGTCAAACTGGATGCCTCCCGGGATGATCTGGCCGCAATCCAGTCCATCAAGGTCAAGAGCTTTGGCGAGGACGGTTTGGAACACGAGGTCAAACTTGCAGATAAGCTCCGAGCACTTGACCTGTTGGGCAAGCATCTGGGCATGTACAAAGACGCATCCGAAAAAGAAAATGCCGCTGCTCAAAATAACGACATGCAGACCCTTGCTGATCTGCTGCAGCACCCTGTGCCAGACCGTGACATCAAGGACTTTGAGACATGAACATACCTGCACCTTTTTCACAAAACCAGATGCGTTTCTTCTGGAACTGCTTCGACCACTGGTTCAATGTGGCTGAGGGCGGCAAACGCGGCGGAAAGAACGTGCTTATTACTATGGCCTACTGCACTATTCTGGAAAAGCATCCCAGCAGAATACACCTCATTGCGGGCGTATCAACTGCAACGGCCCGGCTGAACATTCTGGACTGTGACGGCTTCGGCCTGAAAAACTATTTTGAGGGCCGCTGCCGTGAGGGCACTTACCAGAACCGCGACTGTCTGTACATCCAGACTGCAACCGGTGAAAAGGTGGTGCTGGTGTCCGGTGGTGGCAAAGCCGGTGACGAAAAGCTCATAAAGGGCAACACCTACGGCACCGCCTACATCACCGAGGCCAACGAGTGCAGCGAGACCTTCATCAAAGAAGTATTCGACCGTACCCTGTCCAGCCCTGACAGAAAGGTATTTCACGACCTGAATCCCAAGGCGGAGGGGCACTGGTACTACGAAAGTATTCTGAACCTGCACGAAAAGAAGCAGAGTGAGAACCCAGAATACGGCTTCAACTATGGGCATTTCACAATTGCCGATAACATGAGCATTTCGGACGACCAGCTCCGGGCTGTGCTTGCAACCTACGACCGCAGCACGGTCTGGTATGCCCGTGACATCCTTGGAAAAAGGAAAGCTGCCGAGGGCCTTGTATACCCTTTCTTCTCCGCCGGGCAGGACACCTACCTTTTTCACGGTGATGCTTCCCACATCGACGGGCAGTTTTATGTGTCCATCGACTACGGCACGCACAACCCCTGCAGCATGGGCCTGTGGGTCATTCATGATGGCAAGGCCCTGCGCATCAAGGAAAGCTATTTTGACAGCCGTGCCGAGCGTGTGCAGCGCACGGACGAAGAGCACTATGCCGAGCTTGAACGCCTGACCAAGGGCTATTACATTCAGGCGGTGGTGGTTGACCCGTCCGCTGCTTCCTTCATCGAGACCATCCGGCGGCACGGCAAGTATCTGGTGATCCCCGCTGATAACGACGTGCTGAACGGCATCCGCTGCGTGGCATCCCTGATGCAGGCTGGGCTTGTGACTATCCACGAAAGCTGCACGGCATCCCGCCGGGAGTTTGGCCTATACTCGTGGGATGACAAAGCCAAAGAGGACCGCGTCGTGAAGGAGAACGACCACGCCATGGACGACATCCGCTATTTCTGCTATACGATACTGGCCCCGCTGATCCGCTGGGCAGACTGGAGACGAAAATAATGTTTGATAGACTGCTTTTCTGGCTGCGGGAGAAAGCGCGGCTGCTGTTCGGTGAAAATACCACCGTCAGCGCCAGCGTGTCCTACAGCATGGAGAATGCGATCATCCTGTGGGCGCAGATGTACGATACCGGCGGGCCGTGGTGCCACGGCGGCAAGAACGCCCTGCACAGCCTGAAGCTGGCCCAGAGTGTTGCATCGGAGCTGGCCCGTCTGACCACGCTGGAAATGGAATGCCTTGTTTCCGGCAGTGCCCGCGCCGACAGCATCAACACCATGCTGCAGCCTTTCATTGCAGATCTGCGCACCCCGGTGGAATACGGCTGTGCGCTGGGCGGCATCCTGTTCCGGCCCTTCCTCGATGCACAGGGCTGCATCCAGATCGATGCTGTGCAGGGTGACTGCTTCTGCCCTACCCGCTTTGACAGCTCTGGCCGCATGACCGGGGCTATTTTTTATGACCATCTGGTGCGCGGCAACCGCATTTACACTCGTCTTGAAGATCACGAGTTTTCCGGCAGCACGTACAGCATCACGGTCAAGGCGTTCCGTTCCATGACCAGTGCAGACCTCGGCATTGAAGTCCCGCTGACCGATGTGCAGGAGTGGGCCGCGATCTCCCCGCACACCGAGTTTTCCGGTGTAGACCGCCCGCTCTGGGGCTATTTCAGAGTGTCCAGCGGCAATTCCACTGATCGGCACTCCCCGCTGGGCGTGAGCGTCTATGCCGCTGCTGTTGACACCATCCATGATACCGATGAACAGTATGGGCGGCTGCTGTGGGAGTATGACGGCGGGCAGCTGGCCCTTGACGTTGACCAGACCGCCCTGCGGCCCGGCATCAACGGCGAGAGCGTTATGCCGCAGCGTGAGCAGCGCCTTTACCGCAACTGGTTGAACGGCAGTTCCGGGGCCAATGGCCGGAACCTTTACGAGGTGTTTGCCCCTGCCCTGCGCGATGAAAGTTATCGTCGGGGGATGGATGCCATGCTCAAGCGGGTGGAGTTCCAGTGCGGCCTTGCCTACGGCACCCTGTCCGACCCGCAGAACGTGGACAAGACCGCCGAGGAGATCAGGAGCAGCAAGCAGCGCAGCTACACTACCGTCAAGGATCTGCAGCGGGCGCTGGGTAATGCGCTGACCGATCTGGTATACTCCATCAGCAAGCTGCTGGATGCCCAGTGGAACAGCGGCGCAGCCGTTTCCCCGCCGGGCGACTGCAACGTGACCTTTGACTTTGACGATAGCATCATCTCCGACCCCAAAGAGCGCAAGCAGATGTATTGGGGCTACGTTACCGCAGGCAAGTTCCCGTTCTGGCGGTATCTGGTGGAGTTTGAGGGCTACAGCGAGGACGATGCCAAGGCCATTGCCGCCGAAGCGGATGCCGAGAACCGCAGCCCTGAAGCCCTCACCTTCGGGGGTGCCTGATGCTGCCGCCGTCTTACCTCGACCAGATGCCGGATGCCTTTGTGCAGCTCTGGCAGCAGGTCGAAGAGCAGATCCTGCAGGACGTTGCCCGGCGCATTGGCAAGATGGACGCCGTGACCCCCACCGCAAACTGGCAGCTGTGGCGCTACCAGCAGACCGAGGCGCTGCGCAACGACGTGGTGAAGCTGCTGGCGAAGTACACCGGCAAGAGCGAAACGGCCATCCGCAAGCTGCTTTTGCAGGCTGCGACCGAAGCCATGGAGCGTGAAGATGCGATCTATTACCACTACGACATGGAGCCGCCCCCTTTTGAAGAGAGCGCCGCCCTGAACAACCTGCTGGATGCCGGTGCGCGGCAGACCTGCGGCACATGGCAGAATCTGACCGCTACCACGGCAAACACCGTCACAGGGGCCTTTGAGCGCACGCTGGACGCTGCATGGCTCAAGGTGAGCACCGGTGCCTTTGACTACAAAACCGCCGTCAAGCAGGCCGTGGACAGCCTTGCAGACGACATGCCCATGGTCACATACCCCAGCGGCCACAAGGACAGCATCGAGGTAGCCGCACGGCGCGCCATTCTGACCGGCGTGAACCAGACAGCTGGCAAGTTGCAGGTGGCCCGCATGGACGAAATGGGCTGCGAATTTGTGGAGACGACCGCCCACGGCGGTGCCCGTCCTTCTCATGCAGAGTGGCAGGGCAGGCGCTTTCACCGGGGCGGCGCGATGGACTACAAGGGTAAACACTACCCGGATTTTGAAGCCGCCACCGGCTACGGCACCGGCGCAGGCCTGTGCGGCTGGAACTGCCGCCACACCTTTTTTGCGGTGTTCCCGGAGCTGGGCGACCCGCCCCAATGGACGCAGGCGCAGCTGCGGGAGCTGAACGCCCGGAACATCGAGTGGAACGGCAAAAAGTACACCGCCTACGAGATATCCCAGATGCAGCGTGCCCGGGAGCGGAACGTCCGCCGCTGGAAAAAGCGGTATCTGGCCGAGGATGCTGCCGGGCTGGACACCACCGACAGCGCGGTGCGCCTGAGAGCGGCCCGCCAGAGCCTTGCAGAGTTTGCACAGGCCACCGGCGGCCGTGTGGACAGCGCCCGCACCAGCGTGCCCAAGTTCGGCAGGAGCGAGGGCAGCAGGGCAAGCGCACAGGCGCGGAAGGTATCCTCTACATACAGCAGCTTGAACACAAAGGCAAAACCTGTTACAATGCAGTCAATCGCAAATGTTAAGGCGTTCAGCTGTGACACACTGGATGCCGCCGGGCAGCAACAGCTGAAAAACGCCCACAAGCGCCTTCTCATGGTCGCTTCAAAGCAGCCGGAAAATGTTGAAGTGGGCAGGGTGTTCGACATCAAGATGAAGCCGCTGACGAAGGATATCATCGGCTTGCCGGATGGTCATTCTGTTCAGCTACCAAACCCGGATGTACCCTATATTGCGATTCATACCCATCCTGCATGCGGTAGCTTTTCAAATGGTGATCTGCGGCAATTTACGCGAAACGCAAATTTGAAGTTGCTTACTGCTCTTGGGCATGATGGGCATATTTACGCAATCGAAAAGACTTCTACTTTTCAAGAAAGCTCCGCGAAACAGGCCATTCGGAAAATGGATTGCGCAATTGATGAATTGCTCAAGTCCACGCTGACGGATGAACAGGTTCTTGAAAAGGCAGAAGGGGTTATTTCGGACTGCATAAAGGAGTTGCAGAAAAATGGTGCCAAATTCTACGAATAAACCTTCTTACACAGAACAGGAAGTCAGGGAAATGCAGCAGGTTCTTCTGGAAACTCCTGTAGACCCGGCATATGACGATATTTGCAACTCATTTTACGATGGGTGGGACAGAACTGTACACCGTCAGATGTATGCTCGTGACTGCTACAGTATTTTGAAAGAACTTGGAAAGCTCCCGCCCGGCATCGAATAACCTTAACCACCATCCACCCGGACGGTGGTTTTCTTTTGCCCATTTTTACAGAAAGGAACGAACCATGAAAAAGATTCTTCTCGCCCTTGCGCTGGCCGCATCCATTCTGCTGTGTGGCTGTTCCAGCGAAGCCGAAAAGGCCAACTACAACATCTCCAAGCAGGCAGATTACTTCGAGAGTGAGCGCAAGATCACCGTCTACAACGCCCGCACCGACAAGGTGATCATGGAAGCCGAGGGCTACATGTCCATCTCCAACAACTCAAACAATGAGCTTGTCTGCACGGTGAAGGTCGGCCCGGATTCCTACCGCAAGAACTACATCTATCTGAACGACTACACCATGTATGTGGTGGAGGACATCACCGGCACCCATACCGACCCCTACCACTACAAGCTCTATTTCCACACGGACGTACTGCCGAGCGTAGAGGTCAAGCCGTAAAAGTCATTCACGGAAATTCCCCATTTTAACCACTATGTGCCCCGAAAAAAGGCTTCATAGTGGTTTTTTCATGCCGTTTTAGCTCATGTTGGCAGAGCACCGGACATTTAATCCGGGGGTGGCGGGTTCAACTCCCGCAAGCGGCACCACAGCGGAAGGCGGCGCGTACCCCGTCTTGTCCCGTGCGGAATGAGAACCGCGATACAAAACAGCAGGGACTTATCCACCCAACAGACAAAAGAAAGGAGCACATCGCAAGTGAAACGCGAAGATGTGAGCAAGATCATTCCGGGTATCACCTCGGACCAGCTGGACAGCATCATGAACCTGCATGGCGCGGATATCACGGCCAAGGTGAACGAGATCACCACCCTCAAGGCCGAGAAAACCACCCTGACCGAACAGCTGTCCACTGCAAACAGCAAACTGGAAGGCTACGACCCTGAGTGGAAGGCCAAGGCCGAGCAGGCCAAGGCCGATGCTGCGGCTCAGATCGCTGCCCTCGAAAAGGGCTACGCTCTGGAACGCAAGGCATCCGGCCTGAAATTTTCCAGCGAGAGTGCCCGCAAGGCATTTCTGACAGATGCCAAGTCCCAGAATTTTGCCATGAAGGACGGCGAGATTCTGGGCTTTGATGATTATGTCAAGGCTTTCAAAGAGAGTGATCCCAGTGCTATCCTGCCGGACGGCGGCATGGCACGTTTTTCCGCATCGGCGACCGGCGCACCCGGCCAGCCCGCAAACACACATGAGGCCGCAAATGCTGCATTCCGCGCAGCGTTCGGCCAGAAAGGTTGATTCTTATGGCTATTGATGCAATCGCTCGCAATAAGGCTGAGGCCCTGATCCGGGAGCAGCTGGTGAACACCATCCAGCAGGACGTGCCCAAAAGCTCCACCGTCATGCAGCTGGGCACCCGCCTTGCCAATATGACCTCTAACCAGACCAAGATCCCCGTGCTGTCCATGCTGCCGCTGGCTTACTGGGTCAACGGTGACACCGGCATGAAAAAGACCAGCAAGCAGGAATGGGACAATGTCTATATGACCGCCGCAGAGCTGGCCGTCATTGTGCCCGTGCCCGAAGCTGTGCTGGCAGATTCCAGCTTTGACATCATGGGCGAGGTACAGCCCCGCGTCCGGGAAGCCATGGGCGCAAAAATCGACAACGCCATCCTGTTCGGCGGCGAGCGCCCCACCGAGTGGACGACCGATGTTCTGACCCTTGCGGCCAAGAACAAAGTCACCGGCCCCATCGACTACGCAAAGCTGCTGGGCAAGGACGGTCTGTTCTCCAAGGTTGAGGCTGGCGGCTTTGGTGTGGATGCCGTGGTCGGCGATCTGACCGCAAAGGCAGAACTGCGCGGCCTTGTGGATACCACGGGCCGTCCTCTGTTCCGTTCCGATATGCAGGGTGCAACCACCTACGCGCTGGACGGTGCCCCGATGTACTTCCCGGAGAACGGCGGCTTTGATGCTTCTAAGGCCCAGCTGATCGCAGGCAACTTCAAGAAGCTGGTGTACTCCATCCGTCAGGATGTCACCGTGAAGCTGCTGGATCAGGGCGTTATTCAGGATCCTTCCACCAAGGAGATCGTTTACAACCTCGCCCAGCAGGATATGGTGGCCCTGCGTGTGGTCATGCGCATGGGCTGGGCACTGCCGAACCCTGCAACCCGCCTGAATGCCGACCGCTCCAAGGTTCCGTTCGCGTTCCTGACCGCCGCTGCCGTCGCAGCGTAAGGAGCCGCCATGCTGTACTGTACCTACGACGAATACCTCACGGCGGGCGGCACGGTGCCGGAAGCGGCCTTCGGGGTGCTGTGCAGCCGGGCTTCCCGCATGATCGATGCCGCCACCTTTGGCCGGGCGGAGAACCATGCCGCCGGGTGTGAGGCCTGCCGGGCAGCGCTGGCAGATGCCTGCACGCAGATCATCGGACTGTTGGCCGCTGCGTCTGCGGTGAGCGCTGTGCCGGGCGCTGCCAGCGTCTCCAACGACGGCTACAGCGTCACCTTTGGCAGCAATGCCAGTATGACCGCAGCCACCCGGCAGGAAGCCTATGAAATCATCCGCACGGCCCTCGGTGCTGACCCGCACGGCCTGCTGTACAGGGGGTGCTTCTGATGCAGACTGCTGTCACCGTGGTCAACCTTATCCGCGACATCGCCACCGAGACCGACACCCCGGAGTGCTGGGTGTTCCCCGGCTGCAGCTGGCGGGAATGCCGCTCCACGTCCGGCTCCGGCACTGCCAAGGACCCGGAGCGCACTACGCACATCCGCATTCCGGCCAGCGTGTGCACCATGGGCTATCTGCCCTACGCTCAATGGGCGGCTCTGCCTGCTGCCGAAAAGGCCAAACACTGGACCCTGAAACGCGGCTGGAAGCTGGTGCAGGGCACGGTGTCTGCCTTGACCGCCGAAGAGTATGCCAAACTCGAAAAAACACACCTGTGCTGCACCGTGTCGGCTGTCTCGGACGACCGGGAACCGCTGCTGCCGCACTGGCATGTGGAAGGGAGCTGACACCATGAGCGCACCGGTTTTTGATTTCAAGATCACCTTACGGCCCGGCCTGCAGGCGGATATGGACGCAGGCTTTGCAAAAGTGCAGTATGCGTTTTCCCAGCAGGTAGCCAAAACCGTTGACCCCTATGTGCCCTTTGACACCGGCACCCTGAAGAACAGCGTCAATCAGGCATCGGACTTCAAGAATGGTCTGCTGGTCTATAACACGCCCTACGCCCGCAGGCAGTATTATCTGCACGAGCAGGGCGCTGGACTGCACGGTGACAACCGCCTGCGCGGCTCCTACTGGGGCCAGCGGGCCATTGCCGACCACAAGGACGAACTGGAAAAGTTCGCCCACGATGCCGCAAAACAGTATCTCGGAGGTGAAAAATGAGTGAAGCCAAACCCACCATTGCCGCCCTGCGGGCGTGGCTCAAGACCTGCCCGCTGATCGCCGACGAGCAGGAAGCCACCGGCGCGGCCTTCCGCATTGCCGGACTGGACGAAGAGGCCACCGCCTTTTCCATCGAGGACAGCCCCGGCGACCCGGTGCTCACCGAGTATCTCTCCGGGCGAGACATGGCAAAGAATTACCTGTTCCTCTCCCGGCGGGAGTACGGCGAGGCGGACGTTCTGGCCATCCAGAACAGCGGCTTTTTTGAGCAGCTGACCGACTGGGTGCTGGCGCAGAATGACTGCGGCCATCTGCCCGATCTCTCGGAATGCGGCAGGGACAAACAATCCCTCAGCGTGTCCGTCACCTCCACCGGCTACATCGTCACCAGCAGCGCGGGCAGCTGCCGGATGCAGATGCAGCTGCGCCTGACCTACTACATGCCCAAATGAAAGGAGTTTTGATATGACTGTTTCTGAAACTCTGGCTAAGCTCAAGACCGATAAGGGTATCGAGCCGAAAGCCGACTACACCGGCGTAGAGCGCGCCGATGACTTTATTTTTGCCATTCAGACCAGCGCCGAGCAGAACAAGGTCGGTGACTGGATCGTATGTGCAGAGCGAGTCAAGGAGCACTCCGGTGCTCTGAACGCCACCACCGAGGACAACTCGTATATCCGCGCCGGCACTGTGACCGAGAAGGGCGAGGTTCAGCGCACCTTTGCCCTGAACGGCAACCGTTGCGTGGGTGACGCTGCGCAGGATTTCCTGCTGAGCCACAAGGTCAAGTTCGGTTCCGGCCAGAGCGTGATCTTCCCCTACGTCTACTTCAGTGTCAAGACCGGCAAGGGCGAAAATGGCCAGGCATCCTTCATCGTCACCAGCGATACCAGCGGTGCCGCCGGTGCCGCTGCAGGCTTTGCCTGCGATGTCAAGGGCATTGGCACCCCGTCGGAGTACGATTACCTGACCGACCCCGACATGCAGACGCAGGCAGCGCCCGGCAAGGCTGTCAAGGCCTGATATCCGCTTTCCCGTTCCGCCCCGGAACGGGATTTTTCATGCCGTGAAACAGGTTTCTCCGTGGCAGTACCGGGGCACGGCGCAACGAAAGGAGCCAGAAAATGGTTATTTGTGGACAGGAATTTGAGTTTTCCATTCTGAACGCCAACGATATGGACCGCTTTGAAGATGCCAACGAGCAGATGCAGCAGGCCGGCAGGGCCGAAACTGAGCGCTTCAACCACGGCGGTGTGCGTCTGGGTGATTATATGCGTGCACAGGCAAGGATCGTCATGCACTGCATCGACGAGATCCTCGGTGCAGGCGCATCCGACTGCCTGGGTCTGGACGAGAACAACGCAGCGCCTATCTACGATGTGCTGGATGCCATCAACGAGGCCTGCAAGGCTGAAAAACAGCACTACGCCGACCGTATCCCGAAGCCGCAGCCCATGAACCGCGCCCAGCGCCGGGCCGAGAAGAAAGCACGGCAGCGCACCCAGACGGCAGGCCACATCGTCAGTCAGCAGCCTGTGAGCTTCCCCGCACAGCCGCCTGCCGCTCAGATGGTGGAGCGTGTGGACAAAGCTGCCCGCCGCAAGGCTCTGTTGGCCGAACTGGCTGCTCTGGAAAATGACTGACCTGCTGACGGATGCCCTGCCTACCACGTGGGAAGGCAGACGCATCGACCCGGATTTCCGGCATATGGTCTGGCTGCTGAATACCTACCGCCGGGCAGAAACTGACGAAGAAAAGGTCCAGTTGATGCACGACGCAGCGGAACGTTTTTTTGCAGATTCAATTCCAGACCCACAGCTGCCGGATGCTTTTGCGTCCCTGATGCGCTTTTTCCGCGGTTGTGCGGACGACGCTCCCGGTGGAGAGCCGCCGGAGGCCGATGCCGGTGCCGGTGAGATCACGCTGGACTACCACTGCGATGCAGCCTATGTTCTTGGCGCATTCCAGCAGGCCTACGGCATCGATCTGACCACTGACAAGGTGCACTGGTGGCGTTTTATGGCGCTGATGCAGGCACTGCCTCAGGAGACCGCGCTGTCGCAGATACTGCAGATCCGCACCACGGATACCAGCGAGATGGACCCAGCCACCCGACAGCGATACGAAGCGGCAAAGGAGCGGTACGCCCTGCCGCCGGAGCTGAAAGGAGGTGCGCGCGATGTTACCCCGCAGCAGCATGATGCCGCATTCCTCGCGCGGTTCCGCTGAGAACAGTACCCGCGTGCCGGTGCGCTGCCCGTATTGCAGCAAGCCGCTGCCTGCCTGGGCAGAAGCTTCCGCCAGCGCTCACGGTGTGTGGGTCAAATGCAAGAACCCGGCCTGCCGCCGGGAAGTAGAGATCAAGTTATAACAGCCTGTGCCCTTGTGCCCGCGCTCTGAATGAGAGGTGGACACATGGCAGATTTCAGCATCACCGGCGAAGTAAGGCTCAACAGTGACCCGGCGGAAAAGAGCACCAGCAAATGGACCGTTGCCGCCGGAAACATGATTGCTGACTTTGCGAAGAAAGCTTCGGCGGAACTGGGCAAAGTGGTCAAAAGCGGCATTGACTACAATGCCAGCATGGAAAGCTACCTGACCAATTTCAAGGTCATGCTGGGCAACGAAGAGCTTGCGGCCGAAAAGCTTTCCGAGCTGCGTAAGATGGCAGCGTCCACGCCCTTTGCTCTGTCCGACCTGACCGAGGGCACACAGACCCTGCTACAGTTCGGCATTGCCGCAGACGACACCACCGGCGTGCTGAAACAGCTTGGCGACATCTCCCTCGGCAACGCGGACAAACTGCAGACGCTGGTACGCGCCTACGGCAAGATGTCCAGCGCAAAGAAGGTCACGCTGGAAAACGTCAACATGATGATCGATGCGGGCTTCAACCCGCTGAACCAGATCTGTGATGCCACCGGCGAGAGCATGTCCGACCTGTACAAGCGCATCTCTGACGGCAAGGTCAGCTTCAGCGAGCTGGAAGCGGCGGTGGAAGCCGCCACCAGTCAGGGCGGGCAGTTCTACAACGGTATGCTGGAAGCCAGCCAGACCTTCAGCGGGCGCATGTCCACCCTGAAGGATAATGTCAGCGCCCTGACCGGTGAACTGACCAGCGGCCTGTTTGCGGCGCTGGGCGACCTTGTGGTGAAGCTCAACGAGGTGGTGACATCCTTCCTTGACAGCGACGAGAAGATGGCCCAGCTCAAGGAGACCATCGGCATTGCGACGGCTGTTGTGGCCGCTGCCGGAACAGCGTTTCTGACCTACAAGGGCTATGTGGCTGCCGCGACCATTGCAACAAAAGCACACGAACTTGCACAAGCGGCGCTGAATACTGTCATGGCGGCAAATCCGATCGCACTGGTCGTCACTGCCCTGGCGGCTCTGGCGGCGGGTCTCGTGACGGCCTATCAGACCAGCGAGACCTTCCGCAATGCGGTCAACTCCGCATTTACGGCTGTCGAAAAGATAGCACAGAATGCCATCGGTACGGTGGTGGACTGGCTCAATGAGCTGGTCGCCAAGATCAAGGGTGCCGCCGCCGCGCTGGCCAACCTGAAAAACGGTGTCGGTGCGGCACAGGAAGCCTATGATGCAGCCTACAACGGCTATATGGACGACTATAACCAGTCCAAGCGCGATAAAGCTGCTGCTAAGCGCAAGGCCCTCCACGATGAACGTGTGAAGCAGGCGCAGGAGGAAAAGGCCGCGGCCGAAGCTGCTGCAGCCGCATCCACGAACGCAACCGGCATCATCACAAACAATGCGGGTAAGGCCGCAAAGGCCACCAAGCAGGCCACTGCCACGGTGGTCAAATCCATCTCGGACACCACGACCACCGTAAAGGACGGCGTGACCCGGACGGTGGAAACGGTCAATGAGACCTTGTCCAACGGCAAAAAGCAGCAGAAACAGACCATCACCGAGACTTCCCGGCAGATGGTGGGTGGTGTGCTGAAGGATGTCAAGACCGTTACCGAGATCGCAGCCGACGGCAGCCGGACCGTCAAGCAGACCATGGAGGACGTAAAGGCATCCGTACAGACCACGGTCAAGGACACCCAAACCAGCATCGTGGGCGGTGCGCAGGTCACGGTGGAAAAGACCACCGAGACCCTGACTGATGGCAGCGAGCGGGTGTCCACCGTGACTACCCGCACCGGCACCGAGGTCATCGAGGGCGTAGAGCGCACCGTCAAGACCGTGACCACCAAGACCGCCGACGGTGTGGAGACCACGGTCAAGACCATTGAGGATGCCGGACCGCAGTATGCCAGTGCCGGAGAGCTGTTGACCACTCAGCTGCGCACCAAGCTGGAAGATGGCTGGAAGAGCATCAAGAAGGACATCCAGACCGACGCGGTCGGTGCCATCAAGACCCTTGCCAACGCGCTGAAAAACGGCGATCTGGAACAGCTGGGCTTCTGGGCAGCTTCCTACTTCTGGCAGGCGTGCACAGATAAACAGAGGGAGCAGATCACGGCCATTGCGCAAGGTGCGCTGGACCAGCTCGGCAATGCGTTGTCCGGTGTTGGCAACAAGCTGGCAGCTCTTGCATCCAGTCTGGTTGCAAAGTTCGTGCCCGCTGCAACGACGGCCACCGGTGCGCAGGAGGGGCTTAACGTTGCCATGGATGCCAACCCCATCCTGCTGGTGATTTCTCTGATCGGCATGTTGGTGGGCGCACTGCTCAACTTTGCCAGCACAAACAAAAACGTCGCAAACGGCATGAACGATGTATGGTCGGGCGTGGCCGATTTCATGTCTTACATTTTTGAGGGCCTGATGTACGTCCTTGGCTTGTTTGTGGAGCAGTTTGTCATAGAGATCAATGCGCTGATCGGTGCCTACAATCTCGTCGCACAGCTTTGGGGCGGCCACATCGACTATGTGTCCAACCCCGCATGGGACTATGCCAAGAAGATCCAGAAGGAGCGTGAGGACCGCAAGAACGCCCGCCTCGCCAAGCAGGAGCAGGCCGAGCTGGATGCGGAGTATGCCCGTCAGTCCGGCGATGCCGAGAAAAAGCAGCTGGATGCCGAGTACGCTAAAAAGGCTGCCGAACTTGCCCGGGCGAAGCTTACCGAGGATGACCCCGGTATGCTGGATGCCGAAAAGGCCGTGGCTGCTGCGGACTATAAAAAATCCGTTGCCGACCTCGAAAAGAAACTGCTGGATGCCGAGTACAAGAAGCAGTCGGCGCAGATCGGCAAAAAGACTGCTGCCGATGCAACCGCGCTGGCGGATCTGGAAAAGCAGCTTGTCGAGGCCGAGAACACCCTGCGGATGGGCGACCTTGAGCGGGAACTGCTGCAGCTGGACTACGAAAAGACCCTCCGAGACCTGGAAGAAAAATACAAGCCCGGCACCCCCGCCGAGCCGGAGAAGCCTGATGCCTCGACGGACCCCGGCACCCCCGGGACTACGCCGGATAAGGATAATACCGATGCCATCCGGGACAACACCGAGGCCCTGCTGGCCGCAAACAGCAAGCTGGCCGAGATGGTGCGGCAGGCAGACAGTCTGGTGCTGTCGGACAACATGGCCATCTCTCGCAGTGTGGCCGCTTCCGGCACGGCAAAGGTGGCCGCAGCCGCCAACCAGTACCACCGGGAGGGCGACACCAACATCACCCAGAACATTTACAGCAAGGCCCAGACGGCGGCAGACCTCCAGCGGGAAGCACGCTGGGAAGCCGACCGGGCCAAGGCCCAGAAACGATGAAAGGAGGGCTCTGAATGCCATTTCGCAAAGACCATTTGCGGCTCGTGACGGATGCCGGGGCCGCTCTCGACATCGGGTGGGACTACGGCACGCCCTACTCCCTCGATCCCATCAATGGTGTGAACGTAGATCTGCAGACCGCACAGGGCGTGAACCAGATCGGCAACACGGTGGAGAAACAGAGCGTGGCCGGGGTGAGCCGTGAACTCATCATCCACTGCCACAGCCCCCACGGCGATGCGGATGCCGCCCTGCTGCTGGAAAAACTCCCCTACTTCACCAGCGGCACCATGTACTTTGAGGACAAGTATTTCTGCCGCTTTGTGCTTTCCAAGACCCCCTACACAAAGAGCATCCACCCATACCCGGTCCTTGACATGATGTTCTTCTGCCCGAAGCCCTTCTGGTACGATCTGACCGCTCAGAGCTTCTGCATCAACGGCTTTGTGCCCAGCTTCAGGCTGCCGGTCAACTACTCCAAGCCCCACCGGTTCGGCGTGCGCACCTCGTTTGGCTGGCAGAACGCGGTCAACCCCGGGGCGCTGGCTGTACCCTTCACGGCCACCCTCAAAAGTGACGGTGCGGTGGTCAACCCCTGCGTGCTGAACATCATCACGGGCCAGAGCATCCGCATCCTGACCACCCTGACCCCGGGGCAGGTCATCGAGATCTACCGCACCACCACCGACAAGCTGGCCGTCAAGCGGACAGAGGACGGCACGGAGGAGAACATCTTCTCCCTGCTGGACGAGGACAGCGACCTGCTGGAGCTGGCTCCCGGAGACAACCTGCTCAAGGCCACCGCCGACAGCGGCGAGACCCTCCTGCAGGTCACGGTGCAATTTTATCCCATGGTTTCAGGCATTCTGCCGGAGGTGATTGCATGACGCTGGATGTTTTGGATGAGACGACCCTTGCCCGGCTGGGCCGGGTGGAGGTCTGGGTGAGCCTTTACTGGGACGAGCCCTACAACACCGAGGGTGAGTTCACCCTCGAAGTCAGACCCACCGAAGAGAACCTGTCCCTGCTGCGGGAGGGCCGCTGGCTGCGCCGCAGTGACAGCGACGTGCCCATGCGCATCTGCCACCGGAGCAACGAGAACACCGACAGCAATCTAGTGGTCACCGGCTTCCCGGGAACGTGGATCTTCACCAAGCGGGCCTGCACCGTCATCGTGAAGAGCGAGAACGCGGAGCAGGCCATGCGCAGGCTGGTCAATTCCATGGAGCCGTGGCCCAAGCTGGAGCTTGGAGAGCTGGTGGGCTTTGACACCACCTACACCGCACAGACCTCCGGCGGCAGCATCATGGACTACCTGATGACCATCGGCGCGGCCTGCGACCTAGGCTTCCGGGTACTGCTGGCAGGCAAGAACGCAGATAAGAAGCTGCTGTTCGAGGTCTACCGGCCCACCGCCGACCCCAACAACAGGTTCAGTACCAAGTGGGGCAACCTGACCGGGGCCAGTTGGGCCTTTGGGGACAGCGACTATGCCAACGTTGCCGTTGTTCAGGGGGCCGGTGAGGGCGATGCCCGGGCCACCGTGACCGTGGGCCTGACGGATGCCACCGGAGCCGACCGGCGGGAGCTCTATGTGGATGCCCGGGACGTGCAGCCGGACGAGGAAAAGGGCGAGAGCAACAAGAGCGAAGCCTACCTCGAGCGGCTCATGGCCCGGGGCACCAACAAGCTGCTGGAACAGCTGCGCACCGGCTCCATTGAGCTGACCATCGATGCCGAGGGGCTTTCCCCCGGCGACGTGGCCTTCTGCACCATCCCGGAGCTGGGCTACAAGGCCACCGTCCGGGTGGCCGATGTCATCACCCAAAGCCAGAGCGACAGCACCACCCGCACCGCGCGGCTGGGCACACCGGTCTGGCGCAAGCTGTAAGGAGATGATCTTTTGAGCAAAATCGTTTTATACCCCGCCGACGGCTACGACTTCGATGCCGCAGACGTGGCGGCCTACCTTGCGGGCCTCACCAGCGGTGTGTTCAGCTCCGCTGAGGACTTCCCGGTGACAGCCGCAGACGGGCTGAAGGTCACCGTGGGCGCGGGCCGTGGCTGGGTGCACCCCAGCCGTTTCACCGGCTACTCCATCACAAAGCGGGAGGCCGATACCCTGACCCTGCCGCTGGCCGATCCGTCTCTCCCCCGCATCGACCGCATCGTCATGCGCTATGATGCCGGTGCCAGAGCCGCCAGCCTGCAGGTGCTGCAGGGCACGGCATCCAGCACACCCACGGCCCCGGCCATCTCCCGCACTGAGCTGATCTACGACCTCTGCCTTG